CGCTGGTATCCCATGGGAGTTATGAGGAGTTCAACGAATACTTCGGGGGAATGCGCTGCGTCGATCCGTACACAATGAAGGAAATAGTCAAGAGCAAGTCGGGCAAGAGCGCGTCGATCGAGCATTGCCTGCCGTATAGCAAGACGCTGGAGGGGCTCCGCATTGACGCGGATTTCCAGAACCTCTACTTCGTCGACACGGTCGTGAATTCGCTGCGCCGGGATTATCCGCTCAGCTTCAAGGATAAGGATCCGGCGGCGACCATCTCGGTTGTTGTCAACGGGAAGGTCGAGCGCTACGGCGGCCCGGCGACCGAGGGCCTCGATCTGGACGCCTTCCCGACGCTCGAGAAGGTAGGCTCGCGGAAGGTGTTCTGCCCGCCGACGGGTGGCCGCGGCTTCATCGCGCGGAAGATCGTGAACTGCATGATTTCCTACCTCGACTCGAACGCGGACAACTTTGCCGACATGTATGGGGACTTAGAGTTCGACAAAGTGCTGTTCCACTTGGGCGATAGAGTGAATGTGCTTTCTGGCTATTTGTTCGAGGAGGAGATGAACGCGATGATCATGGAGCTCCAGGGCTCCTCGAACTTCTGCCTTACCGACCCGTTCTTCGTGCGGACGCGATTATTCGGCGCGGGAAGGCATACTCATTGACGGCGGAAAAGTGCGGTCGAATATAGGTCGAGATCGGAATGGACTACTTGGCGCTGCTGATTGTCGCGGTGATCCTAATGATCGTGCACTTCTACCACGCGGAAATCGGGAGATACATCAACACTGAACCAGCGGCCGTCGATCACTTGTCGCTCGGTATCGGGGCAGGTATCATCGCGGCCCTGCTCGTTCGGCGCGCCGATCGGGACATTGCCGGAGGCAATGGCGCCGGAGGCAATGGCGCCGGAGGCAATGGCGCCGAGGAAGACGGCGGCGACTCCGGCAATGATATCGGGAACGGTGGCGATGTAGTAGGAGGCGGCCCAGAGTTGCCGGCCGTGTTGAGGGGCCTAATTCGCGACTTGAAGTCGGCCGATGCCGAGGGCCACGAGCGGCGGGCGATCGACGCGCTTTCGAAGGCCAACAAGTCGACGATAGTCGCGGCCGTGGCGCGAATTGCCGCGGCCATTAAGCGCCGAGCACGCGACGTCGGGCCGCTCGTCGAACGGCAGCTGCAGAAGGCCATTGACGCGGCCGCCCTGTATTCGAAATCATAAACAATTGAATCACGCTGCGAGATACATTAATTACCTAATGGCAACACCAGCGATTACAATTCACATGATGGACTTATGCTGCGAACGCGCGTTTATCAAGGCGCGCAGCTGTAGGGCTCCAATAAGCAATCGTGTGCTGAGCTCCATATCCGAGCATAATACAGGCGTCGTCGCGATGAGCGGCTTCGAAAAAATATGGAGTCCGGGGGCCAACCTCGCCCGCGATATCAGGCCAGGCGGAGAGGTGGTGTGGATCTTCAGGGTCCCCCGTTATGCCGAAGATGATCCGGACTACCTGCCGGACGTCGAGCGGATTATCGTCACGCTCAACGCGCTAGTCGGGAATTACGGGCGCATTAAGGTATCGATCCGCGGCGAATCGTTGTCGGCCATCAAGATCGTCGATGACGGCGCGGGAGTCATTATTGGGCTCTTCAACCCGCGCACCTTAGGGAAATCGCGGCTAACTTGCTTCTATTACATTCCGTGGGGCGGCGGCTCCGTGTATGCGGTGGAGAGCGGCTACGGGATATATCAGTCCCTGCGTCCGTATCCGAGCAAGTCGGCCGTGGGCGCCGCGATAGAGGGCGTCGAGGCGAAGTGGGGTCCCGGCCGGCGCACACTGGCCGTGGTGGAGCGCGAGTAGCACTCTTTTTTCCCGTTCTGGGGCGGAAAAAAACATCCGCGCTCCTCACGCGGGCATCATCTTCTTGTGTGGAGGCACAATGAAGATGGAAGTGGAAATCCGCGCTCCTCACGCGGGCATCGTTCTGGGCGTCCGTAGACACCGAGAACGGAATTGGAAATCCACGCTCTTCACGTGGGCATCGTTATTGGCGCTCGGAAGCGCCAATAACGGAAGTGGCAACTCGCGCGCCTCACGCGCGCACCATCCTGAGCATCTCCTCCAGATGCCCAGAATGGAACAGAGCCCCCCTCCTGACCATCGCCACGGTCAGCTCGAGATCCTCTTGGGAGAGTTTCTCGAGCTCGATCTGGCGAACCACCACGCAAGCTACCTCCGCTCCGTCGGCCCTCAACCGGTCGTACTTATGCAGTTGCCCGCACAAGTCCATCCGATTGAAGACTAGGAGAGTGCGTCCCGTCGCCGGGTTGCGCACCCACCAATCCGGAACGAGGTTCGAGGTGTAGGTGGCTCCTTCAGGGAAACGAAGATCGTTGTGCTCCCTGTAGGTGAGGGTTTTCACCCCCGAAGGAAAGCTCGCCCAGCCGACCTCAAGTCCCCTCGCCCACGGCTCCTTCTTCACTATGGCCCGCATGTACTCGTTGAGCTCATGCTGCCGTAGCCTCTCGCGAGCCTCGTTCGCCATCGAAGCGAGAACGAGCTCGTAGGTCGCGCTGCTGACCAGCGACGGCAATACTCCATTCGAAAGGAGTATCCTGCCGAAAGCGTTTGCCTGCTCGGGACAAACGTTCCTGACCTTGAGACGATGCGCCAGATAGCCGTCCGAAGTCCACCCGCTCGCTCCCGACCTCTTAAACCCCTTCCTCAGGAACCTCTCCACGTCGCGATACTGCTCCATTGTTGTTGGTTGTTGTTGGTTGTTGTTGGTTGTTGTTGGTTGTTGTTGGTTGTTGAATAATAATCGTTTGTAATGATACCGCATGGGAAATTCAATTATTCGGCCCGCTACTTGAGCGGTAGGGCCGATATATAGCACTATGGACGATAAGCGCATATGCGCAGCAGTGAAGAAGTCGGATGGCCGGCAGTGCGCTAATCGCGCGCGGACAGGGAGCCGATATTGCGGCGTTCACAAGGCGTTCGAGGAACTCGCTGTACCGACAACTATTCATGGGCACCAATTCGGTGTTGTAATCGGCCATTTACGCGCGGCAATTCTGAAGTGCGATGTCCGCGCGGCAACATCGTGCGCCATCGAGCTCGACTTATCCGCCGGGAACGCCGTGATGCGCAATAGGATCGCGGATGAGCTGATCGCGACCTTCGCGGAGTACACCTTGAACTGGCCGCTGACAATGCGGATCGCCTCCTGGTTCGCCGCCTGGATGCACGACCGGGATGGGCCCTGGGCGCGCTCATATTGGCTGTCTATAGTGCGGGCGGTGGCCGAGGCGAGGAAGATCAGGGTCGTCGAGATCGGGGCCTTGCCGCGGGCGGCTGTTGATGCGTATACGCGCTGTGTTAGGGAGGGCCATGATCCCGTTGCCGATGTGAACGCGCCCAGAACCGGAGTTCTCCGCGGCGTGATAGCGACCATTAGGGCGATTCAGGATTGCCTGCCGGCCGGGGCGCAGGCGAGGAGCGCCCTGGACGCGATGGCGGCGGCATTCATCTACCACTGGGCGGAAGTCGAAGGGGACTATCTGAGAGTCGGAGAGGCGCCCTTAATCTCCGACTGGGAGGCAAACGGCGCCTATATAATCTACTCAGCGGCACCTGGGGATCTTGCTTGTTGAATGCCCGTGTACGGGGTAAATAACCATGAGGGCGGTTGTGTTCACTGACGGCGCGCGCACTATCGATCTTCACGAGTGGCCCAAGATAACGGTGGAAGTCGGCGGCGAAATCCTTGCGGGAAGGGTTAGTCAAGAACATTGCCTCGTTATGAATGCTGAGGATTTGCTTGGGGCGCTACTCGCAGATCGCGTGTCGATCATGCGATTCGGCGGCGACTTTGCGATTGCTATCGGGTCGATAACAGTGGAATTGGCGCGCATCACGGAGAAGGCGGAGGCCCCGCGCGCGCCGATTCTTGCTCGGGCCATTATTCCGGCGAGAAAGGCCTCAACTCAGCCGCCAGCGGCTGAATCGGATAACTATGGGAATATCTTTTCTGAGGAGTTCAATGGACCGGAGAAGGGCGAGCAGCCTGCCGAACCGGTATCGGCCGGAAAGGGAGTGATAGCCTGTATCGGCATCCCAGAGCGATCGAAATGGCTTGAGGGGCTTCCGCGTTCGGATACGAACGTGTTCATTATGCCGGCAACGAATCTCGACGCCAATAGGGGTGTGTTGCTCGATGTAAACAGAATCTATCCGCTGGCCGATCTCGCTGATTACGAGGATATCGTGGGGTGCCGCATCATCCACATCTACGGCACGTGTGATTTCGATATGCTGAATCCGCATCGAGATACCAAGATAATCGATCACAGGCCAGCCGATCGGCGGTCGAAGATGCCGCCTTCCCTAGCGAGTCTCTATTGTGTGGCGCCGGATGGGCAAGTGGAACCGGCGCGCGCCGCTGGGGCGATGGAGTGAGTGCCGAGGGTGTTCGGGGCGCAATAGGAGCCGGCGGCGAAACCCGTTAATTTTTTCGACTTGTGAGTCGATAATTAATTAAAGACCATGTTCGTATCATATAGCCGATATGCTTAACTTTCCCGAGACGAACCTCGTGCGCATATGCCGCTTATCACCGGAATGCAACTGGCGCGATAAGCTCGATCCGGCCGGGGAACATGTGTGCGGAAAGCTGCTGGTCCGCGACTTTGCCCTCAGCGAGTGCCGCACTGGGCCGGAAGTGCACGTCGAGGCGAACCGCGATATTCCCCTTTTCGCCCTGGGAATTGCCGCTGGCGGCGACATAATCTGCGCCCTTCGCGTGACGACAGAGAGGGGCAAGAATCTCATGATTCGAGATACAACATTCAACAATCCGCATAATATCAGCGTGTCAGTCGGCTCGAAAGATCGTGTGCTGATGTTCGTCGGCGAGGAATCGGCGAGGGGCATTGTCCCCTGCCGTTCGGAGTCGGCATCGGATCGCGACGGGAACGTCACGTACATCGGCGGAATCCCCATATTCGTGGCCCGCTTCTTCACTGTTTGCCTGGATGCGCCGGGCACGATTGCCGCGGAAACATACTCGGTCGCCGATCCGGCTTTGGCCCAGCACTTAATCGGGCTCGGTGGGCGATTCCCAGTGCGTGGAGAAGAATACGAATACTCCATTTCCGAGAAGGCCGAATATACGCGGATGAGGGGCACAGTGTGCGACTTCGAGCACACGGCGTGTAAGACATCTCAACCGGTGTTCGTGAGCAACGAGAAGCCGTTCGTCCTGCCGACCGGCAAATTCGCGATTTGCGCCCTGCGCGTGAGGAGTACGCCGGCCAAGAAGTTAACGATCTCGTGCCTCGCCATGGAGTCGCTGGAAGTGAAGTTGTCGGGGAAGACCGATGAGCAAGTGATTCCGCTGTATGCCCCGGGCTCGCCGAAGGTTGAATATAGGACTATTGAGGGCAAATTCAAGCAGAATATGGCGTATATCAACGCACTGCCCGGCACGGCGACGCACTTTATGAACGGCGGAATGCAGATTCGCCTTGATCAGCCAGGGGAAATCGCGGTGGACACTTATGATATGGATCCGCCGAGTTGCGGTCTTTGCCGATTCTTCGGCAGATTGTTCGCGTTCAACGACGGAGTGATCTGTGTGCGTTACACACGTTGAAGGCAAATGATTGCTTTGAATTTTTTCCTGCAAATAGCGGCGGTTCGAAAAGATGATTAGGAAATTCCCATTATAATGCGGATCTCCGTTAGAATAAGCGATATTAGCGAGCTTGCAGGACTGATCATCCCGGCCGCGATCGGTTGGGCCATTAGCTGCGTTGCCTGCGCGCCCGGAGGAATATTTATGAGTTCATATATCATCGCGGCGGTCCTGCCGCTGATGATATTGGTTGTGAATGATTCCACGCGGAAAGACACCGAGCCGCAGTAGTCCGCCGATTTTTGTTGTGCGTCGCGGGTCAAAAAAGAATGTGGAAAGAGGACAATTAGTGCGCGCTCCACTTCCATCCGGGAATCGACTCGAGGGCGCGGGCGCGCTCGGGAGTCATCAGGCTCTTGCCCTTCCCCTTTCGGGCCGTGCGCATCGCGCTGATCCACGAGCCGATCTTCACGCCTTCATACTCCTCCTTCCAGGTCGGCAAGCGGCTATTCGCGCCCACGAACCGCTGGAGAAGGGCAACGTTATCGGCGAACATCTCGTCGGCGGTCTTCGCCTCCCAGCTCCATCCGGGAATAGACTCGAGGGCACGGATGCGCTCAGGAGTCATCAGGTGGTTGCCCTTCCCCTTTCGGGCCAGGCGCACAGTGCTGATCCACGAACCGATCTTCACGCCTCCGTATTCCTCCTTTCGGGTCGGCAGGCGGCTATTCGCGCTTACGAACCGCTGGAGAAGGGCAACGTTATCGGCGAACATCTCGTCGGCGGTCTTCGCCTGTCCCCAGCTCCATCCGGGAATCAGCTCGAGGGCGCGGATGCGCTCGGGTGTCATCAGGTGGCTGCTCTTCCCCTTCCGGGCCATGCGTATATGGCTGATCCACATGCCGATCTTCACGCCTTCGTACTCCTCTTTCCAGGTCGGCAAGCGGCTATTCGCGCTTACGAACCGCTGGAGAAGGGCAACGTTATCGGCGAACATCTCGTCGGCGGTCTTCGCCTGTCCCCAGCTCCATCCGGGAATAGACTCGAGGGCGTGGGCGCGCTCGGGA